ACAGGCAGTAAAGAAGACCGCTGAGTACATAAGGACACGCGGTACTAAAAAGTTCCAATACCACCTGCCATTAGAAATTATAAACGAGCACACCCCGGACACATGGAAAAACAAACTGATATAGATATATCTTTATGTCTACCTTCTCGTGGCAGGCCCGAGTTGGCCAAACGGTTCGTTGATTCGGCAATAAAAAAGTCATCAAATCCTAATAGTATAGAATTTTTGTTCTATCTGAACGATGACGATCCCAAGTTAGAAGAATACAAAAAGATATTAGATAAGAAGAATTATATTGTAGGACCAAACCAGTCCACCGCTTACAGTTGGAATCAAATGGCTTACAAATCAGTTGGACATATTGTCATGCTGGCCGGCGATGATGTTGAATTCAAAACCGAAAATTGGGACACCGAAATTAAAAATACGTTCAATTTACATGATGATAAGATATGTATGGTTGTGCCTTGGGATGGTAAAAAAGGAAAAGAAAAATTTGTTTCACAAAAATCTAAATACGTTTATGTTGGTGATGAACCACTTGGAGCACCACATTTTTTTGTTCACAGAAAATGGATTGACACCCTAGGATGGCTGGCACCGCCGTTTTTTTGGCATTGGTTTGTTGACACTTATACTCAAAAATTAGCAAGAAAGATAGGTAGGTGTATATTTCTTCCAGGAGTAATATGTAAAGCATCAAAAATTTTTGATGATACCGCCGTGAACGTTAGAAAACACCTTAATATAAATCAGCGAGATGATTTTGTTTGGTCCATGGTAAGAGATAGGTATCTCAAAACTGACGTCGATCTACTCAAACAATCGATCAAGGGCTCTTGATTCGTTGGTTTCAAAAACAATTTTACAAACAGGTGTCCCCGGCATAGAAATTTCCACGTCTTGCATTTTTATATTGTGTTGATTGGGGGATATGAGCAATAATACATTTCCGTGATAATGATAGGCATTTGATTCGCCATCCGGGGATAACACTTTATATTGGATTGCTCTTCTGTCGCCACGTTGTTTGAAAAACCAATAGCCTGTCCATTTGTTTGCTTCAAAATCGGAATTTATTTCTGAAAGGTGCCAAAATTGTTCCTTCAGCACAAATTTGTTGTTTTCTTTTACTTCTGACCAATGTCTGTGAGATGTGTTATTAAAACATTCATAAATTTTGTCGTAGGTTTTTAGTTCAACAAAATTTCTAATTATAAAAAATTTTAAATTTCCAATACTTTCTTTAATAGTGTGATTTTTTATTTTTTCAGTTATCATGCCGAAAAAAGATTTATTACTTCTTTTTTCCAATCATCAGCGTACTCGCAATCTCTATAACCCTCAAACCAAGGTCCGCCTTCTGTGTAATGTAATATTTTAGGCTGTCCGTCTTTTGGTTCTTTATACCATCCTACTAACCAATTGTAATGATGAGGTAATGATCCTATGTCTTTGTCTTCTAACCATTGGAATCTATGTAAAAAGGCACCCGATTCTTTGTTAATAAGATCTGGTGTAAGTAGTTTGTTTTTTTCATGACCACAATTCCATAATACCATGGAACTCCAATTTTTTCTAGGATAAACTGTCTGTATTTGTCCATCCATTTTGGTTCCTTCTTGCGGTGTGTAATCGTGTTGTACGCAAACCACGGCTTTTGATTCATCACAATATTTTTCTAATTCTTTTGCCGGCACTTTCCAAACAAAATCGCAATCACAGAACACTGCCCATCCTTTGTAATCTTGTAGAAATGGTATGAAAAATCTTGTGAAAGTAAATTCAGTCGATGCAAGTTTATCTATGTCACGCCTATATAGACCCGACTCACGCATTTCTTTTTGCTTCAAAGGAATTACTTCTGCTCCGGGATCTCTCCGCTTGATGCTGTGTTCACAGACCTGGTAAGCGATATCTTCTCTGCTGTCCCAACCAACGTAAACTTTCATTTTTTTCCCGATAGTATCTGATGTATATCTTTCCAATTATTTACTCGTAAAACCTCCGGATGTTCAAAGTCTCGATTGTATGGGTGGTCAATTAATATAGGCTTTAAACCGTATTTGAGCCCGGCTACAGCGTTATGAGGCTTGTCCTCGACCCAATACAGTCCGGTTCCATGGAATTCGGCTAATGCACTGTCTTTGTCTGCTCCAGTTCCTAATATAAGATAATTTGTGAAAACTTTGTCTCCGTATAATTCACCTAGTCTTCTCTTACGCAGTTGCTGGGCGGGTATGTCAGAAGTCTGAGATGTTATTGGTATGAATGTCCAACCTTCCGCGGCCAACAGTTTGACCCACGTCTGTGATTCAAGCATCGGCCTCTGTGTGCCCATCCAAGCACTCCTTTTGAACTCTCGTATATGTTTTCTAATTTCATCTTTTGTGACGCCAAATCTTTCGGCCATTTCGTATTTGTTCTGTTGATCTGGTATTAACTTATGGGGGAAGTATCTGTTACCATGTTCATCAAAATATGATTTTTGTAACATCCATTTCGTAAAATGGTTCTCCCATTCTAGTAAGACGCCATCTACGTCGGTTAATATGATTCTATTTGATTGAGGCATCTTCCATACCTGCCACTCTTAGTTTGACAATATTGGTAAGTTGCCATTGTTTTTGATCAAGACCTTTTAGAACACCTAACCATTTGTTACGAACAAGAGCAAATTCATTTACTATTTTTTCCATGTCTACAACATCGGATTCACCATCCACATATTTTTCCACGTCACGGCTTGATAGAGCTCTTTGATAGTTTTCTAAAAATTTTTTGAATGTTGACGATCTCAATCTTCTTTTTTCAATATTTAGGTATTCCAATATTGCTTCAATTTCCTGCAGTTGGTTGAATCTTTGCTCCACAATTCCCGGCATAGATGCTGACGCTTTTTCTAGATTGCCAAAAATTCTTACTTCGTTTTTTGCCTGTAAAAGTTCATTATTGAAATGCTGTATGCATTCTGGTATCTTTGAGATATCTTTACTTACTTCTGAATACCAACTCATTATTCCTCATAATCTTCTTCTTCAACATCATCAAGAACTGTTTCTATTGCTTGTTCTAACTTATCGTCGTATTCTCCTGCGGCCTTTAATTCACTTACCTCAACACCTTGGTCAAAAAGCGTTTTAACGAAATCAACGGCACAGTCTATTTTGGCTCTATCCGGAAGATAGTTAGAAACTGTGGTCCACAGTTCTTCAATCTGCTCATGAGTCATTTCGTTCATCCTCTGCTGTCTCCTGTTCTGGTTCAACTGCATTATGGTCGATTGTGTTGTTAAAATCTTCCATAATTGTAGTTAATTTATCACCAGTCCAGTTTTTTCGGAACTCTATGATTTCTTTTCCTTTTGAATCAACATACTTGAGACGATTACCAGTTTGTTTTAGTAAACCTTTTTTCTCAAACAAGTCAATCAAGCCAGAATATGGATCCATTCCTGTGTCATATGGAATTTTTACCTGTACACTTTCGAATGGTTTGGCATAACGAGTCTTCATGACCTTACAGGCCGCTCTTATACCCCTAACATCTGTCACCTTGTTACCTTTTTCGTCTTCTTTTAGTTTTAATTTTTTCATCGCTATCACAATAGAACTTGCGTAAATGAATCCCTGACCGCCTGATATCTTGTCGTCTGGATCAAACATATCCTGTGATGCGTAGGTATGGTTGGTTGCTACCAAACCAACATTCCAACTTCCAAACATATTAACACAGTTTCTTACGAGTGCTGTAAGAGCCTTTGGTTTTCTACCCAAGTCGCCCTTCATTTCACCTTTCTCAAACTGATCAACATCTGTAGGAGTAAGCAACATTCCTAGAGAATCTATTACGAATAGTACTTTTGGTGCACCTTCTCTATTGTCAGCATTTTCCTCTTTGTAGGATTTCATAAATTCTGAAACTGTCTTGGCCACGTCGTCGATCATGGATAGACTTAATTTGAGTAATTTTTTTTCATCTGTGTCAACACCCAATGCCTGTAACCAAGTTTCATCTAGTGCGTTTTCAGAATCTATCAAGATTACATAGATGCCTTGTTCCTGTGCGTTCTTGATTATGTTTCCTGATGCTATGTAACTCTTACCAGCACCTGACTCTCCCGCAAGTACGGAAACTTTTCCTAGAGGTATACCTTTGTTGAAATCTCCAGAAATCAAGTAGTTGAGTGCGTAATTTCCTGTTGAGATCCAGTCTGTGGGATCACTGAACCCAATTCCTAGACCTTGTATTGATTTTGTAATGTTTTTTCTAAATTTTGTTATATCAAATGGTTTTGTCATAGTGTTATATTACTACCTTGTGACTATACTGTCAATCAATATAGTCACTTGGTAAGTTAAGGGGTTTATTTTGCTTGTCTTGATCTGATAAGTTTCAAGATGTCCTCTGCTCTTTTGGCACTATCGCCTGCTGGAGCAGTTTCGGGTTTACTTTCTGGAGCAGGTGCTGTTTCTTTCGCTTCTGCTACCACAGGTTCAGCCTTTGCTTGGGTTGGTGCTGGTGTTTCTACTTTTGGTGTCTGCACCTGATTAGCATTGTAACTTACACCCGCTGGTCTAAAGTATTGCCCGTATTTGTCCAGATCATATGCCTCTCCTTCCACAGATTGTTCAAATAATTCTTTGATTATTTTTACCTCTGCTTCGGTTGGCTCTTTTGGTCTGAAGTCATTTAGATTGTGCAATCCGTGAGTATCGATCGCGGCTCTCTCTGCCTCGTCCAATGCTCTTTCTCTTCTTGACCATTTAGAAGTTGAATAGTCAGCATAACCACCTTTTGAAGTTTTAGTTATTCTGAAATCTACTCCTCTTACGCTATCAGTTGGCAGTTCTTCCATTTCTGGATCAAGTAATGCCGCTCTGATAATATTAAAGATCTGAGGACCAATTATAAATCTTCTAATTGGATTTTCAGGAGTTGTTTCTTCCGTTAATGGATTTTGTACAACAAATCCTTGGAAGATGTAAGATTTTTTCTTCCAATATTTTCTGCCCATGTCTTCCATTGATTTGTCTTTGAACCAAGGTCTGACTTCCGTCAGTACTGGACAGGTTTTGCCATACATCTCCATACAAGGTACTTGTACCTGAACTGGTCTTGAATCTGCCTGACCTTTTATACCCGCAAACGGTAATTTGATCATTGCTCTTTCAGTCCAGAAAAAAGTATTAGCGGTGTCCTTGTCTGGCAAGAATCTAATAACTGCTTCTTGTCCTTCCTGTATGTTCCAATGTGGATAAATGGCGTTGTCGCCACCTGTTGAAGAAGTGGAGCGATTCACTTCTTGGGATTTTAACTTCGCTCTTATTTCAGCCAATGTAGCCATAATGTAAGCCTCCTTTATTGTGCCTATGTTTGTTTGTGCCTAAATGTATATTAGACATTTACTGCATAATATACACTGTTATTTATCTAAAGTCTAGTACTATTATTGGTAATTTGCGAGGTTTTTGATTCTGCTTATTTCGTTTTCGACAGCAAGTTCTTCTTCGGAAAAAAATTCTTCTAATTGTAGTCCTGCTTGTTCAATGGCGTCTTTTAATGTGTATTCTTTGTCGCCTACTTTAAATTTATCACCAGCCTTCATACCAGCCGCTTTGGCCTTGTTGACTGCCTGGGCAAACTGGTCGCCTTCACCAAATTTTGACTGCATACGCTGTGACTCGTACTCATAATCGTCTTGAGCGGCCTGAAGTGCGTCTTCGTGATCGGATCCGCCCGGCTTGACCATGTCTGTGGCAAATTCGTCGTCCACTTTGGCATTGCCTTCGTACTCTGATTCACCCCTCAATGAATTTGGATCCACTTTGCCATTTACAACTTTATAAAACAGTGTGCCCATTGCTGTCTCACCGTCGTCGCCTGTGTATTCATAGTCCATTGACATTTCTTGATTTGCTTCTGGATTTTCGTTCACATCGTCCATTGCAGTTCCGGAAAGTTTGTCAAAATTCTTTCTTAGATAGGCAGTTGCTACTTTTTCATCTGACGACTTGTATGCTGATTCACCGTTTTTGTCTAATACGTCGTATATCATTTTTCCGTCGTCGCCTCTGTACATTGATACATATGGTTTCTGACCTTCTTCTACCGGTTCTTCTGTCTCGGCATTGAAAGCATCTATGTCGCCTGAAGTTCCTCTCATCGGATTGTCTTCTTTATTTTTGGCAAACTTGTCTGCATTGGAATGCACAGCATTTTTTAGATTTTCTTGTTCTTCTGGAGTGTAATAATCATTCACTCTAGATGATTTCAAAATTTTGTTTAGAACGTAATCATGTACCAACTCTCTTCCGTCAGCATCTGGGCCTTTTTCGTCATAGAGCCTACCTAGGTCATCATAAAGTTCGTCATCTCCGAAACCCAGATCCGATAGGATACCAGTGGCATTCATGGCATCAGTCCCTACAGGCATATCTTTCGACATTGCCGCTTCAAGTTCTTTGAAGTCTGCTCCTGCCGAGTCCTGATTGGGTAGTGCCCAAGTGCCTTCATTTATTCTTGCTTCTAATCTATTTGCCCAATTTTCAAATTTTGCTAGTTCGCTTTCTTTGGCTTTGCCCATTCTGTCTTTTTTTGGAGCAAATTCGCTAGGACTTTTTCTAATCTCATCTGCAAATTCAGGATCTTGTTTCATTCTTTTTACATCATCCGCATATCTTTTTGCCAATTGATAGGCTATCTTCTTATTTTTGATATAGTTTTTGTCTGGTTTGAAAAATGGAGTACCTTCGTTGCCTATTTGATCTGCTATGTCGCTGGCAAAATTAGCCACGATATCGTCTTTAGGATCTTTGACCAATAGTCTTTCTGCTATGTCGCTTAGGATAGTGGCAAACATTTGATTCTTGCCTCTCTGGTCTTGAGTGAATTTCATTTCTCTACTT